CAGGGGTGGTGCCACGCAGGCCGCCCTGGTTCAGGTAGCTAGTCAAGAAGACAGTTACGGTAGTACGTAGCTGAGACCATAGCTTTTCGTTGTTGTTCTCAAACAACGCAAACTCGGTCAGGTCCTTCAGGTACTTGCGGATGTAGATAAGTGAACGGCGCATGTTTACGTAACGGTTTGCGGTGCCGTCTTGCTGCAGGGTGCGAGCACCCATAGCAACCACGCCAGCGCCTGGAAGGTTACGGACAGCGTTCACAGGAGACACACTGTTGTTTAGCGAGTCAAGTTCAGCAGAGGTAAACGCACGCTCTACAGCGACAGCGCCACGTAGCTGAGCACCAAGACCTGCTGGCGACTTGAATGGGCCAGTCTGCTTGTCAGTCTGGATGTACAAACCAGCAACTGCACCTGCAGGACCAACACGGCGAAGAGCAGCAGAGCTGCGGCCTAGTGGGTCAGAGATGTAGATGTGTGGGTAGTACAACGCAGCGTAGCTGGTGTCCTGCAAGCTAGCAGAGTACGCAACAGCCTCAGTTGGAGTTAGGTCAGCAGCAGTGTCTACAACAGCGAAGCCGTTGTTGTTAGCAGCCCAGCTGATTACAGCGTCCTGAACAGTCTTTCCATTGGTGCTTCCTAGTACCTCAAGGATAGAAGGAGCAAACAGAACTAGAGGACGGTCAACAGCACTGAACCCTGATACAGCGTTAGTGAAGTCAGAAGCGGCTACAGCAGACCCATTAGTACCACCAGTTAGTGGTAGACGGCTAGTTGCTGGGGCAGCGACAGTGCTGGTGATGTCTACTGAGATGTACTGTGAGCTAGTGTTCACGATGGTTTCAATGTAGTTAGATGCAGCAGAGTCCGACATGCTTAGGCTGTTGAAGCGCTCAACAATGATGTCGTTGGTTGCGTCTACGTCACCGCTCGAAGAGCCACCCTCTTTGTAGACAACAAGGTTTACGAGACCGTTGTTTACAGAAGAGAACTGGATGCGAAGGTTGTTTCCGTCAGCGCCCTTGTTCTTAGCAGTGATAGTTCCTAGGGAAGTGCTACCAGTTGCAGGTGCGATGGTAACTGCAGCCTGAGCTGCGTTCGAGGCCAGCACACGCTTTACGTAGAGCTCACTTCCGCCATTCTGGAAGTAAAGCCCTACACCAAAGGTTGCTGGGTAAGAGGCGTTGTATCCGCCGAACTTCTGTACGAAGTCGTACCAAGAAGTTACAAGCGTAACAGCCTCGGGACCCTGAGCAAACTCGCCTAGAACGGCACCAGCTGCATTAGCGGTACCCGTGGTAGCGATTGTCGCAGGGAGTTGGCGCTCATTAATGTAAACGCCAGGACGACTGTAGGTCATCTGTTTTCTCCTTAACTAATAGGGTGTTCTATGGGTGCCGAGTTGTTACGAAATGCTGAACGGAGGGATTCCTGAGAAACCAGCGGTTTCTGCAGAATCAAATTCGATACTTTGTACTTTTTCTAGTGTCTTTAGGGTTCCCTGCGCAATCTCGGATGAGATACGCACAGTTATTGCATTCATGAACAGGCGTCTGCCTTGCTCAACTAGGTCCCTCTTGCTGAGGCCTAGGACATCAAAGCGGCGGACAGTGTTGTCCTCCAGCTCAATGATGCCGAATCTTAGGGCCAGTCTTCCGTCTAGAAGAGTGGCCAACATCTCACGGTCATGCCGTGGGTGACGAGCGAACGTGGTGATTTGGTAATCAATGTTCACTGGAATTGGGTAGTCAATCTCAAACCCCTGGTCTTCAGGGAGGTCTGACGGACGAAGGTACGACGCATCTGTAATGCCACGGTGCTCTCGCTCAAGGGCACGGCTGATGTCAATCATGTCAATGGTGATGTAAGGGTAAGCCTGGTCACGGATTTCTTGGTCAGGCTGACCAAACCACACTCCGACTTTTCTGGTGGTCTCGTCAGCATCTGCTTTTTGGTCAGTTACCGTGATGCCCTGCAGTCTCTGGCGAAGGGCCTTGTCCTCAGATAGTAGGAAAGTCATTAGTCTGCCGCCTTTCCTAGCATGTCTAGAAAGGTGGAGCTCTCAGCGTTGCCGAACTTCAGCTTGCGAATTACAGCAGTAGGACGACGATTACCATCGCCATACTCAAATTTCCAGGCAGCCTCGTCGTACTCAGGAGGAACTACTACATCGAACTTGTCGCCTGAGTAGTTAACTGAAAGACTGCTGGCAACTTGTGGGTCCCACCCACTGTCCATGGCTGAGCGGCGCAAATTAGCCGTCAGTTTTCTGGCGGCTAGGTCAGCAGTGGAGTCAAAGGCGTCTAGAATCTGCTTCATTTACCCTTGCCCTTGTTGGAGATACGATGGCCGAGATAAGCTGCTAACACGCCTGAAATCATCAAGGAGGCTCCGACAGCCTTTGGTGATGCGAACTTATTGCCAACTACGCCTTTGAGAAACTCTTCTTTCTCTTTAGCGTTTTCAAAGTCGGCAGCCCGTTCATACCAGGGTTTCCAGTTTTCGGCAGACATCGCAAAATCCCCAATCGAGGCGCAAGTTATAGCAGGTACGTAGGGTCCCGCATGGATTCCTACATCTATAGGGTAAAGAAAAAGCCTGCACTTGGCAGGCTAAATCTTTGTCAGTATTTACTTCTTCTTGGCTTCACGCTTCTCTTCAGCCTTTTCGCCCTTCTTGCCTTCCTTGGCTTCGTGGCGCTTTTCGTCAGACTTAATCTTCTTGATTATGCCTTTGTCAATCTTCTTGTCCTCCTGAAGAGTCTTAGGCTTCTTTTTCTCGCCGTGAGCCTTATCCATCTTCTCGAACTTTTCCTTCTGCTCCTTGTCAAGGCCAGCCTTCTTCATAAGGTAGGCGTCCTTCTTCTCGTCAGCAGACTTGGTGTACTTTCCAGTCATCTTTGGCTTAGTGGCCATCTGGGTCCTTCTTTCCGCATCCGCAGTTCTTGCATCCGCACATTATTTACCTGCTCTCCGCTTATTCTCTTTGCCGATGTTGGCTTTAGCGCTCATGGCCCTTAGGTTACCCTTAGAGTCATTGTTCTTGTTGTTGTCCTTGTGGTCAACATGGGTGTCTTTAGACAGCTTGCCGTTCTTAGCCTCGTAGTCAGCACGAGCCTTGTTCTGAGAGGTAGCCTTCCAGCCATCCTTGGTCTTGGTTTTGGTGACGTAAATTTTACGACCACCATTCTCCTCAGAGCCTTTGTATGGGCCAAACTTACGCTTAGTACCTACAGGAACAGCTTTTCCACCCATTGTTACCACTTAACCTTGTCGGCCCAATAAGCAGCAGACATCTTGCCTTTAGCGATGTTTTTAGCGTGACGAGCCTTGAATGACTCCCGCTTGTCTTTCATCTTTTCAGACTCTCCAGCTTTAGGCTTTCCCGCAGTCTTAGCTCCCTGCTCTCCAAAACGAATAGTCTTCACTTGGTCACCTTCTTTAGCGACAACAATGTGGGACTTCTTTGGGTGGTCAGGGGTGCGCTTAGGCTTGTTATACCCAGAAACACCCGCCGCCGCTAGGCGTGGGTCCTTTTTACTTTCCGCCATACTTTGCTGCTTTCTTAGTTGACTTCGCCTTCTTACGGCATGCTGGGCATGAGCCACACTTACAAGTTGCCATTATTTCTTCTTCTTTCTGGCAGCGGCCATGTTATCTACAAGGTTTGGATAGGGACGACCAGCGGCTTTAGCTTTAGCTTTAGCACTTGCTTTTTGCGATTTGCTTAATGGCTTGTCTTTTTTGGTTGGGTCTTTCTTTTCCCATACTGGTTTATCAGCCATGACTCTTCTTATACCTTATCTTTGCAGTTGGTTTACGAGCGATACCGCCCGCTTTAGCACGGGGTTTGGACCCGCCACCACTTTTGCGGTTTCCCGTAAAGGTCGTTTCAATGTTTGCTTCTGGGTTTTTGCCTGCCCGAGCCCCCACTCTTGGGCCTTGCTTCTTCTTAGTCATTTAGTAGGGTCCTTAGGTCCTGTCCTGTCGGACTTGCGTACTTTAGGAATTGTGGGTCGTTGACTAGCTCTTCTGCGGCAACCTCGACGCAGTCGATAGTAACGACGGCCCAGCGGAAGCTGAAAGCTCCTCTTGGGTTGATGCGGCTAGGAGTAAACACCTGGCCACGGTACAAAATGCGGTCTTTAATTGACTGGTTAGGCTCATTCCTAAGAATCTCGGGGATGCGCTTCTGAACTTCACCCGAGCTTACAACTAGGCGCAGGGTGTCCACAGTATAAAAACCACGCTCATTCATTTGGTTGCCACCACGCATCATTTGTGCGCTAATTACTGGCATCTTAAATGGGGCCATCCAGCGGCGTCCGCCGCCAGCCACAGAGCTAGATACATCGTAGATGTCGTCTACAACGTTGTTAGCGGGGTCCTCTAAGTACCAGTCCTGCCAGCGGAACCAGTCTACGTTAATACCGACTTTGTCAGTAAGCTCTTCAGCCATGCCTTCATACATTGAGTCAGCCTCATGGTTGAGGTCGAATCTACCTACTAGTTTTTGTCCTCGCATAATAACCTCTCTTAGAAGACTGACTTAGACCAAGCAGTACCGCTGTACAAGTAGACCGTTCCACGTACCCACGTAGTTCCGTCGTACACGTACACCTCTTTGTCGGACCATTGTCCGTCAGCAAACAGCTTTAGGTTTCCACCTAAATCAGGCTGTATTGTTCCTGAATAGTCTTGGGCGATAGAGCCGTCAGCGTTAGTGGCTGTGATAGTAAAGGAGTAGCTAGTTCCTACAGCTCCCGTAGGGGTGCCTGATACTACTCCAGTAGAAGAAGCCAGGCTGATTCCTGCAGGAAGGGAGCCTGTAGTTACGCTATACGTAGGAGAGTTAGACGCCGTGACGCTGTCGGAGTACTCTACCCCAGTAATAAACGAGCCCAACTGGTTGTCAATCCAGTTAGGTGGCAGCTTAATTGTGCCGCTGAAGTTAGCCGTAATGCTGCCATAAGTATTTGTAGCAGTAATAGTAAAGCTGTATGCCCCAGTACCTGTTGGGGTGCCTGTGATTAGGCCAGTGGCTGAGTTCAAAGACGTACCAGCAGGAAGAGTCCCAGCAGTCACGGAGTATGACGGAGAGTTTGTGGCGACAACGCCGTCAGAGTATGCCCTGCCCTGAAGGAAGTTCCCTAGCGTCTGGTCAGTCCATGCAGGAACAGCCGTGACTGTTCCACTATAAGTAGCCGTCACAGCTCCGTCAGCGTTAGCGGCCCTAATAGTAAAGGAGTAAACACCAGCAGTAGTAGGGGTTCCCGTTACAGCTCCAGTCACTGAGTTTAACGAGATTCCTGCGGGTAGTGCGCCCGCAGTAATAGTGTACGAAGGGGAGTTGGTTGCTGACACGGAGTCTGAGTAAGGAGTGCCTACAGCAAATGTATCTGCCAGCACGTTGTCCACCCAGAGCGGAGGATTAAAGGTGAACACTGTAATGGTTACAGTGCTACCTAAGCTAGCTGAGCTACCACCTGACGGACTCTGAGACGACACAGTGGCGTTATTACCAGAGTTAGCTCCAACAGAAGTGGTGTTGATTGAAACGACAAACCCTGCATTTTGCAGCGTAGTGGTTGCTGCAGCTTGAGTTTGTCCGACAACATTTGGCACAGTGGCAGCAGGGGGAACATAGTTGTAGGTAACTATAGATACCGTAGTTCCTAAGTTAGCTGTTGTTCCACCAGAAGGACTCTGACTTGCTACTGTTCCGTTGTTCCCAGAAGTAGCGCCCACCGTAGTTGTAGATGTAGACGCTGTAAATCCTGCATTTTGAATGTTTGAAACTGCAGTGGCTTGAGCCTGACCTAAGACGTTAGGCACTGTTCCCGTAGGAGGCACGTAGTTATACACAGTGATTGACACTGTGCTCCCCAAATTAGCTGTTGTTCCGCCACCTGGGCTCTGACTAGCAACTGTGCCGTTGTTGCCTGCCGTAGCGCCAGACGTAGTTGTGCCGACAGAAGCGCTAAACCCAGCGTTCTGAATGGTAGACACCGCCGTAGATTGCGATTGACCAATTACGTTAGGAACTGTTCCAGTAGCAGGAGGGGCAGGGGCGATTGTAATAGACCATGACCCCAAAGCACTTTGCCCAAAGTCGTCTGTAGCAGTAGCGCTAAAAGAGTACGTTCCTGCGCTTGTTGGAGTTCCATCTAAAATAAACCCAGTAGTTCCTTGATATATAAGGCTTAGCCCTGGGATTGATGGGGCAGTATTAAACCCCCAAGTAACGTAGTCGCTACTGTAAGCATTTGCTGCCCCACTATAGGGAACGCCAACTTGGCCATTTGGAAAGTTTGCGTTCCAAACAGGTGGGGCTGGAGTTTCTACGCCTGTTGTTGCATAAACTGTTCTAGTTCCCAAAAATTCAAAGTTGCTTGCACGACGAATGGTCATTACAAACGTGTAATTTGTGCCCTGAGCAAGACCTCCGCTAACAATGTAGCCGTAATCAAATGCGCCTGCGGCAACTACGGTGCTACCAAGGATAGTTGCGCCAGTTGTCTCGTTAGCAATACTCACCCGAACATTGAACGAGTAATCATTGCTGGCTTCCCAGTACAGGCCTACTTCACGATAGTCTGTGTAGTCAACGGAGAGTGAAAATGGCACAGTCTCTCCTAGCTCTTAATCCAGATGTCTCCTGCGACCATGCCAGACGATGGCGCTGAGGACTGTACGTATAGCTTGCGGCCATCTAGCTTTAGGGCGTTGTCTGCGGTGCCCGAACCGACGTATGCCAGTGAAGTCCACGCAGCGGAGCCGTTGCCCAGCTTTAGCTTTAAAGTGTCAGTCTCCAGCCCAAGCTCACCAGCTGCAAGGGTAGGGTTAGCTGAGGTCCAGTTAGCCGCAGTATCTCTGCGAACCTGAATGTTTGCCAATCTAGGCATGGATACCTCCGAAAAGTCTTAGTACTAGTTTGCCTTATTTAGGCGGTTGTATCAGCGCTTACTTCGCTCCATTTACCTACAGGGCAGACGGAATGAGGTAGCTGAGTTTTTAGGTCCATAAAGCAGCCACATTTACCGCATTGTCTAGTGGCTAAAAAGTGCTCACACGATTCGCATATGGCGAGTCTAGAAGACTTAATCTCTACTGATACCTTTTTAATTTTGGGATTTAGCATGTCCCAAGGTCGGGCTGGCTTAGTCATACGTTCTCCTAATTTATCCACCAACTGCAGAGCGCAAGTAACGCAATACTACAACGCCAGCTCCACCATTGCCTCCAACAGGACCACCCCAGCTAGAACCAGAGCCTCCACCGCCGCCACCTAGATTAGCGGTACCGTTAGCGCCACTTCCGCCAGCACCGCCGCCTGAGCCCCCACCGCCGTTGCCGCCAGTACCTGCAGCCGCTCCTCCGTTGCTACCTGAACCACCGCCACCTCCGCCAGCGTAGAAAGTACCATTTAACCACTGTCGTCCTACACCTCCATT